GTTGCAGAGTTTCAACGACGGAACCGACGTTCTTTTGCAGATTGCTCACGACTTTCGGCGCGGTGGTCAGAGCCAGCTTGGCGTTCGAGCGAACAACGGTCTGCGCGGTTTTCAGGTCGGCTTTCAGGCCGTCCAGAGTTTTGGCAGCAGCGGCAACGGCTTTGACAGCGGCGGTTTCGTTTTTCGACAGTTTTACTACGGCTACTTCGGTCATGATTTTCTCTCTTTACTTTCCAGCATGGTCGGCGTTATTGCCGGGTGATTTGCAGGTATGGTTCCCGCGTTTACTTCAGGACGGACTTTTTCAACGAGTCCAATCCATATTTATCGCAAATGCGCGTGAATGCTTTCACGTTCACTTTAGAAATTGATAAATCCAATTCCTTGTTCGCATCGTACAGGTCGTGCCGTATGGTTACAAGCTGTCGATTGAGTTTCAGAATCTTCTTTGTATTTACAGTTTCTCGCGCCTTCTTTGGAAACCGGTCATGGGGGATGTTTTCCGCCTTTCCGAATTCCTCAATCAGCTTGATTGCGGTTTTGCCGCCAACGCCGGGAATACCCGGAATGCAATCGACCTTATCCCCATCCAGCATTAGGAAGTCGATCATTCGTTTTGCTTCAACCCCGTATATTTCTTTACAGTTTTTACGGCTAATGGTCATTTGTTTGTTCGGGTTGATCAGGCGAACGTGCTTGTGAATCAGTTCCTGCGCAAAATCTTTGTCGCTGGAAAGGATATAGGCCAAACCGCCCGTGTAATTCGCAGCGGTCGAACCAATCACGTCGTCAGCTTCTACACCGACACGACCGAATATCGCAAACCCCATCGCGTCCAGCAGTTCCACAATCACCGGCAACTGTTTTGCAATGGATTTACTTTTCTCTTCGTCTTTTGGACGGTCGCCTTTGTAGTTCTCCAGCAATTCGTGCCGGAAGTTTCTACCGGGGCGGTCAAACGAGTTCAGGCAGAATTTCGCACCCGTGATTTTCAGATTAGAACGCAGGATCGAAAAATATCCGCTAATCACGTGCGTGGGAAATCCCCTGTAACTCAACGGGCGAATAGCGTGATACGCCCGGTGCATTGTGTTCGTGCCATCCACTGATAAAAGAGTCATGGTTAATCCTTGAAGCGGGGATCGCTTGGCAATTCCGCGTGTGAATTCAGCAAGTCGCCAACGTTGTCGATTATCCGTACAGGCTTGCGCACCATACGGAAGGCGCGGGCGCTGCGAATTAACGCAGTAACCAACCGTTCTTTTGCGTAAGGCACCACAACAAACGTGTGCGTTCCGACAGAACCGACAGCGGCTTTCCCTTTCGGTACGCGGTCGGCAACCTCGGGCATTACTTCGAGTAGTTCTGAATTATGAAAAACAGTTTTCCCTTTGTGGTGGGTGATCAGCATGTGGCCGCGATCCTGAAACAGCTGGATCAGCAAAGGCTGTGCGCCGGGGCCTTCCATGTTCACCGATTCCAAAAAGGTTTCCCCTTTACGAATTCGATTAACCGTCGCCAGAATGATTTTCATACGAGGCCCGCGTAAAACGGATTCGGATTAAACAATCGACGCGCCCCACGCAAACACGCAGCCGGGTCGGTGGCCTGCATAAACATTTCTGCATAAGCAAACGTTTCGCGTGGGATATGGCCGTTCACAATGGAACACTTCGCGGCGTGTCGCATTTTATCCGCGATAACCTCTTCGGATTCGCCGTAAGCTTTTCCCATTTCCATGGCGAGTTCTACTTGAACCAGCAATCGACGCAAGCTGTATGTATTCACCGCACACCTCACGGAATATGGCAGTCAATTATTCGTTGTCCTGCCATATATTTACAGTTTAGTATTCCTTTCGCTTGACGATTGCCCAGTGCCCGGTCAGCGGCGGAACGTACAGGGAATTGTCGAACGTTTCGAATCCTTCACCAACAAACGGTTCGCGATTGAAAACAATTACGTGGCCGAACCCGACGCTGGTTTGCCGGGTGTTGCCCAGCTGCATGCAGACCTGTTCCATGTAACGCAACAGGAAACGTTTATCCATCGGATGTTCCTGTGACAGAACGTTGTCGATGTAATTCGAAATCGCAGAGCCTTGCGCAAAAAGCGCATCAGCTTGGCCCGGCGAAAGCATCCCGTCTTGATACATGCTCGGATACGTTTGAAGTGCCAGTGCGATATAGGCCACCGGCAATTCAGGCACGTTCTTTTTCGCGAAACGTTCACGGATCGCAGCGACCGGAATTTCTTGATCGGCTGCAATCCCCAAAACCCGGCGTAGTTCGTCGTACAAATTCGAAGCCGGGTTGAAATCGGTGTTCATCGTTTCTTGCTCCCGCCACACGTCGTACACGGACGCGGCTGCACTTTCTTGCGGATTTCTTGATAGGTGATGTTGCTCGAATCAATGTTCATCGCGGTCGCTTGTGTAGCGCCGGATTCTTTGAAGCGAGTCGCCACCAAAGCTTTGTCGAACATCGTGTCGTAAGGGAAAGATTTCTGCTGCGTTTTTTCCCACATCGGAATGTCGAACATTTCTTTGCGAATTGCGTTCAGTTCAAATTCGCTCAGGGCTGGCGCGATGTTGGGGTTTACCCGCGCAGCTTTCACCACGCGGCCCTCTTCGTCGATCATCATCAGCGCCGTCAGTTCGATATTCGGATTCACCAGACTGACAATCGGGCCGTGCTTCACAGCAGGAATTGCAAACCACGTATCTTTCAACGGGAATTCCTGCCCTTCGATTTGTGGCAGGTGATACGCACGCATGAAACAGTACACGATCAGGTTGAAATCAATCGACGAATCATGCACGTAGATTTTTTCTTTGCTCATGTTGACCTCACTCAACCTTGATACCCGAAACAGTCGGGTCAGGTTTCTTCAGGTAGTTTTTCACGCGCTCGGTCGTGTCACGCGCAGCACGCTTGCCCGGTTCTTTCTGGTCGGATTTCAAATCCTTGATTTCGCCCTTGATGCCTTTGATCTTGGCCTTCAGGTCGGATTCTTCCAGCGCTGCCAATTGGCGCACTTTCCGTTCGAGGATGATTTCCGCATCAGGCACCGGCATTTTCAGAGTCTTCGCCAGCACTTCAGCCGGGGTTTTCGACGCCAGAACTTTCGGCAACGCTTTCAGCAATTTTTCACGATTCTGCACCGCGTACAAATACACTTCGTTCAAGTGCAGTTCACGCGCAGCCTTCGCCAGCAGGAAGTCGATCAGGCGTTCTTCGAGCTTGACCCGGTACTTGATCCACGCCGTGAAATATTCGACGTAGTTCACGTATTTGAAGCGGTTGGTTTCTTCGCCAGATTTCCGGATCGTGATACCGAGTCGGTAAGCGACAGAACTTTTCACCGCTTTGTCTACTTTCGCGCAGACTTCATCGAAAGATTCTTCGTCCATGTTTTTCGGACAAGCCACTTCCAGATGCGCGCCGTATGGGCCAGCGTGTTTGTTCTTTTTGCCGGAAGTATTCGACGCGTTTTTCACGCCGTCGATATTCGCCAGCTTTTGCAGCGCTTTGTCCAAACCCTCTTCGCCGGTCAGCGTGCCCGGACAGAACGAACGAATTCGAATGATGCGCTTTTCGATATCGTAATCAATCAGCGGCATGTACTGCACGGAACCTTTACCGGTCGCCATGAGGTCTTCGATTGCCGCGTCAGACGAAACGTCAATGCAGCCGAACGGGTGAACAATTTTCAACGTTTCCGCCAATTTCTTCGCGGTGTACGTTTTGCCGTTGAGCATATCGACCACGACTTTCGAAACCGTGGCGACAGAGAACGCGGGGTTGCCAACTTTCACGCCGTAGGCCGGGGGCGGCGTCGATGTGAGGAAAAGCAGAGTCGGCAGCAGCGCGGGCAGATACAGCGGAAGTTTTTCATCGTTCGAAAAGTTGTTTTCCATCGGAACAACTTTCAGATATTGCTGATCGAGCAAAAAGGTATCAGCAAATTTCGATTTCTTCGCTTCGGTGTAACGATACGCGGATGCGGTCGTGCCATCCGGTTTGCCCCAGCCACCTTGGCCCCACACCAGCGGCGGGTTGCTGTTTGCAATCGTCACCATTGCGCCATAACAGGCGCTGTCACCGTGCGGGTGGTATTTACCGATTGCGTCACCGACTGTACGCGCCGATTTCTTGAAACCTTTGTGGTGGTGCAGACCGAGGCCATCGAGTGCCCACAGCACAGCGCGGTGAACTGGTTTCAGACCATCGCGGAAGTCGGGAACGGCCCGATCTTCCACCACATAGGAACCGTAGACATGCAGGGCGCCATCAGAAAATTCGTTGATGGTTTGCATTTTGGTTTCGCGTGCGACGGTGACGAATTTAATCACCGGTGATTTCGCTACTTCCGTCTTGCTCATTTTCGTGAGCGAAGATTTCTTAACCTTCGCTACTTCTTTCGTTTTTACCTTTGCCATTTAAGCTTGCGCCTCCGGATAATCGAGGCCGAGTTCTTCCATCGCAGACTCAAGGCGTTTCCATTGCTCTTCGCCAAACATCACGTGATTGTCTTCGAGATATTGCGTGTATTTTTTGTGGATCGCTGCGAGATTTTCGAGCGATTCCAAACAGGCACTTGCGGTGTTGTTCGGGAACGACGGCAGCGGGCCGACAGGCTCAGTGCTGAGTTGGCGAACTTCAGGCAGCAGGCCCTGTTCGAGGCGGCGCTGGCCGTTGATCACCAGTTGTTTCAGTTGGGGCAAAGTCAGTTCGGTTACTTGCATTTTTTAATCCTCAAGGCCGAGAAGTTTACGGCGGTTCACAGCGTCTTCAGAAACCACGGCGCGGAACCACTGTTCATCAGCAGCAGATGCGAACGGGTTGATTTGAATCAGCTTGCGATATTTTGGATCGAAAGCAATCGGGCCGATATATTCCGGGCCAACTTCCCCCCAACCTTTGATACGCACAATGTCCTGATCCTTTACAGATTTCGGCGCAGCACCACGGCACTCGGCGTGGGTCATACCACCGTAAAGCGCACCTTTCGAATCCAGCGCGGCATAAAGCGGCGCCTGTACACAGAACACGCGGCCTTCTTTGAACAGATCCGGAAGCAAACGATAAATCACGGCCAGATAAAGAACCGCAATGTGACCGCCGTCCGGGTCAGGGTCAACCAGCAGCAGAACGGATTTGATCCGCAATTTTTCGGTGCTGAGTTTCGGGCGCTCTGCTTTCGGGTCAAGCGATTTCAAATCAACGCCGATGGCAATCAGGAATGCCGAAATATCTTTGTGCGTGATGATTTTTGCAATCGGTGCTTTCAGGGCGTTGAGTGGTTTACCACCAGCGGCCAAAACTTCCTGATAGTGCGTGTCGCGGGCGTCAACCGATGGGCCTTTTGCAGAATCCCCTTCCACCACAAACAATTCACGTTCCCACGCTTTGCAGTGTGGCGACTGTGCGAGTTTGACAGGCAGCGTGCCCTTGCCTTGTTTCTTCACGTCGGCCATGGATTTCACGACAGCGGCCAATTCTTCACGGCCTTTGTTCATGATCAAGGCGCGCTTGATAATGTCTTTCGCTACTTTCGGGTTGTCGGTGAAATATTTGTCGAAAGCCGGGAACATAATGTCTTCGACTTCTTTGTCCACTTTCGAACTGAGTTTGTCTTTTACCTGCGACGTGTACGCAGCGCCGTGCATACGCCAGTCGAACATGCCCGTCAGGCCGATCAGCAGGTCGGAACCGGTGTAACCCTGCGACTTGCCTTTTCCTTTCGCAGGTTTCTTTTCCGGCACGTGTTTTTTCACGGCTTTGGAAAGTGCAGCGGTGAAACCCGTTACGTGCCAGCCACCGTCTACGGTTGGCGAAGTGTTCACGAATGTCAGGAAGTTATCGGCGTCGGTGTGGTCAGACCAAACCAGCGCGCACGTGATGTTGTCGCTTTTGAAAATGAACGTCTTGCCCTGCGGTGTGAGGTCGCGCAATTCACACATGTTTTTCGGTACGAACGCCAGATCCTTTCTGTTCAGGAAAAGTTCGTCTTTACGTTTGCCCTTGCGGATCGTGGAGAAACGAATTTCCAGACCGGGGTTGAGCATCGCAACGTTGTTCAGCCACATTCCAACTTCAGCGGCGTTCGGTTCTGCAACTTCGAAAGTCTTCGGAAGTTTACCGGCTTTCGCGTTGATGGAAACGACGGTCTGATCCAGTTCGATTGCGACAATCGTTCCGTATTTTTGCAGCTTGTCTTTCAGGTGGCCCATTACATCCTTGTCCACCGCCTTGACGATGTACGGATGCAAATCTTTTTTCGGCCCCGGAACGATTTCGCCTTTGCTGTACGTTTGTGTCGCCAGCTTGCCGTTGTACGTTGTCCACACCCGCATGCGCTCAGACACGGCGTTAACTGCGGACATACCGATACCGTGAGTACCTGCCGAAGTTTTGTAGGCCTTGTCGTTGAATTTTGCGCCTGCGTGCGTTTTGGTATACGCGGCGGTCATGATCGAAATTTTCTCACCAGATTTCAGCTTCATGAAATCGGTAGGAATGCCGCCCGCTTGGTCAGCCACGATGTAACAACCGGCGTCGTAATCCAGAATAACTTCGATTACTTTGTTGCGACCGGCAATGTGTTCGTCGTAGCAGTTATCCACGCCTTCTTTCAGGCAGCGGTAAGCCATCGGCGCGCCTTGCTCGCCAAGGTACATGGAAGGTTTCGCACGGATACCGGCCAGACCTTCGTGGATCGTGAAATCTTCTTGCGATGCTGATTTCTTTTTGGTGGTTTTTTCCACGCCTTCAGCAACTTTCGTTTTCTTGATCTTTTTCCCTTCGACGGCTGGATCAGCCTTCGCCTTGGGTTTCACTTTCTTTTCAGCCATTGGGGATTGCTACCTAATTGAGAAATTCTTCTTCGGAACCGATGATCACGATTTGGCAAACGCTCAGCCACTCGACGCTGAAGTCTTTCCATTCGTGATAATTGTTCGAGCTTTTGTAATGGTCGTAAGCAGAGCGCGGCGCTACAGTCATCGCGTGGAACGCCGGGGCATTGGGCGACAGCTTTTCGCGCTCTATTTCGGTGGCGTCGATATATTCTTTGTTGAATTGTTCGCGGGATTTCGGCGCAATTTCGAAGTCACGCCCGCACAGCGATTTCAGAATAGTTCGCATAGTCAGCATCCAAATTGGTGCAGATTTCATCCAGCTGTGCTGGCGTCAGTGCAGGGCCGGGGATCGGACGAACGCCCCATTTCTTTTTCTTTCGGTCGTAGCCGATGGCGTCATAAAACGCCCACAAAGATTCGTGAAAGAAATGCGGATCAGCGTGGTATGAATACACGTGGTCTGGCGTGCGGACTTTTCGCACAGCTTCCATTTTCAGCACGCACACCAGCGGTTCGATATCCACGAAAATGTTTTCCGTGTATTCACGTTCCCGAAACCAGTTCATGCTGGTGATGGCCGGGTACGGGCTGCGCTGCGGATCTTTTTCAGCAGGGAAACGATGAACCTCAAAAACGTCATCGCTTCCTAGATACGTCGCCTGATACCAACGCAACTTTCCGGGCTTACGCATTTTTCTTTGCTCGGGCTTTCCGTTCGGTTGCTGCGCGTTTGCGTGTGGCCTTTGTCGCAATGTGGCAACGCAGGTGCGCCCGTGCTTCGTTCAACATGCCTTGATAATCTGTGTAATTACCATCGGCCAGCACAACCTGTTTCGTGCCGTCTGCTTCCGCTTCGAAAAGCAAGGCTTCACCGGCTTCGTTTTTGACGCAGATCAGCCAGCGACCGCCGTGCAGTTCAACGACGTGATGGTGCTGGAAATGAAAACCGGAAACCGTTGCTTTGCGTTCGTCGCGTTTGAATTCTGCAACGGTGTTTTGGAATTTGCGGCGGGTGTGATTGTTGCCTAGCAAATCGTCGCCGCTAATCAAATCAGCCAGCATAGATAATCTCCTTGCCCACTTCATAATCGAAATTGAGATATTCCATCCACTGGTCAAAGTAACGCAGCAACTGATCAGAGCGCGCATGGGAACCGTGGTGGTGAAGCATGAAATCTTTTTTGTTCTGCACCTTGTCTGCGATCAGCATAAAGCGCATGTCTTCCAAAAGGATTCCAACTGCTTCGCTGATTTCGTCCTGCGTCCAATCGTCTGTAGCCGGTTTGCACAGGTAGGCATTCGCCTGTTTGCGGTAGGCCAAAGCCAGCTGAAACGCAGAAATGCCCACACGTTCATTAGACATGAGGGCATCAAGATTTTTACGGTAATCGTTGTCGTTTTGAATCAGCGGATGCAGGCAGTACGCGCCCTTAATGTAATCCGCTGCGCCCAGCCAATTCAGAATTAAAAGGCCTTCGTCAATGTGTTGCATCAGTGGCACGCCGCTGCGTTCGGCTACGCGGTCGCCGTAATGATCTTTAATCAAATGGTATTCGGTGAAGTAAGGCATGCACACACCATGAGCTTATAGGTATATCTGTTATTTACAGTATTGCCCGGAAACGAAAAAGCCGCGAAAAGGGAATCCCTAATCACGGCCTATTCGTTTAACGATTGCGCATCTTCACATCTGGATAAGGCAGGCCGAATTCCGAGGATGCCGTAGCAACCAAAGTATTCCCGTTGTCCTTATCCAGCTTTTTACCTTGTGCCGCTTTGTTGTTCGGATCGTCTTTGGAAAGCGGACGGCTTTTAGCGGCTTCGCTTTCACGGATTTCGTCCTGTTCTTTTTGCACTTCAGGATCGACGACTTTTTCCGCTGTTTCTGC